AGACAAAATTGAATATTTTAAAACAGTCATGTATCAGCTTGAACAAATTATTAGATCATTGAACAGTCGAACATGGGATATTAAAAATGCAATCGAATGGACTAAATTTACTAACGGTATGATGTAATGTCTGATATAAGAATAAGAAAAAAGAATGAAGTATATTTAAATGTTGATGCTGAACCTTCAATTGCACAAGAATTGAACGATCATTTTTCATTTGAAGTACCCGGCGCAAAATTCCATCCTCTTTATAGATCAAAGATGTGGGATGGCCGTGTCCGTCTTTTTTCGATGTTCACAAAAGAACTGTATGTTGGTTTAAAAGATTATGTTGAACATTTTGCTAAAGAACGTGGATATACTGTGGATTATTCCGAGTATGTTCATACTGCTGACACCTGCACCCTTGAAGAAATACGAGAGTTTATTGCAAACTTAAATATTGGTTCAAAGGGCCAACCTCTTGAGATGAGAGATTATCAGGTTGAAGCTGTTTATAAAGCTATTAGCGATGGTAGACGTTTGCTTTTATCCCCTACAGGTTCTGGTAAATCGTATATCATTTACTGTATTATGCGTTGGCACGAACAATTTAATCGTAGACAATTAGTTCTTGTTCCTACTACATCGCTTGTTGAGCAGATGTATTCCGATTTTCAAGATTATTCTTGTTTAAATGGATGGAAAGCATCTACCCATTGTCATCGTATTTACGGCGGCCATGAGAAGTCTAACGAATATGATGTTGTTATTAGTACTTGGCAATCAATCTATAAATTACCTAAAAAATTCTTTGATGATTTTCAGGCAATTTACGGAGACGAAGCCCACTTATTTAAGGCAAAATCGTTAACGGGTATTCTAAATAAATGTCCCGGTGCACCGTATCGTGTAGGTACTACTGGCACATTGGATGGTACTCAAACGCACAAACTAGTATTAGAGGGTTTATTTGGACCCGTGTATAAAGTTACTACAACTAAGAAACTTATTACAAGTAAGACCTTAGCAGATCTGCAAATATATAATTTAATATTAGATTATTCGGATGAAATTAAAAAGGCACTTAAAGGAAAGACATATCAAGAAGAAATGGACTTTCTAGTACAGCATGAACCTCGAAATAAATTTATCCGCAATTTAACATTAAAGCAAGAGGGCAACAGTCTTGTACTATTTCAGTATGTTGAAAAACACGGTAAAGTATTATATGAGATGATTAATTCGAAAGCCGAAAATCGAAAGGTGTTTTTTGTGTACGGAGGTACAGATACTGAACAGAGAGAACAAATTCGAGCATTGACAGAAACCGAAAAGGATGCTATAATAGTAGCATCATATGGAACTTTCTCTACAGGAATAAATATTAAAAACCTACATAATATTATTTTTGCATCTCCCTCTAAATCTCGTATTAGAAATTTGCAATCTATTGGTAGGGGATTGAGAACAAGTGAGACTAAAAGTAGTTGTAACTTATATGATATAGGCGATGATTTGACTTGGAAGTCTAAAAAGAATTATACTTTATTACACATGATAGAACGAATCAAAATCTATAACGATGAACATTTTGAATACAAACTAATAAAAGTAAAACTACAATGAACCAAACATATAAACTATTAAAACTTAACAGCGGTGAAGACATAGTTTGTAAAACTGAAGAAAACTTATCATTAACGGATAAACAGAGTATATTCATTCAAGATCCAATGGTTTTGAATCAAGTAAGGACTCAGTTTGGAGCAGGGGTAATGGAATCATATACATTGTCCCCTTGGCTTGCTTTATCCGATGATGAGTTTTATGAAATACCTGTACATTATATTATATTAGCTGCTAATGTTAAAGACACATTGAAAGATAATTATATCAAGTATGTACAAGATCGTAAAGAAGCTGAATTAAATGAAAGAATGACAGCCGAAGATCTTGAAGTTGAAGAATCTGATAACCAAATTGAAAAAGAAGATAACCATGAAAACAGTAGCAACACCCCCAGAATTAGACGCGGAAAACTTGTCCACTAAAAAGGCAATGCCTGTATCGTCGCATTATGTAGATAATAAAAAGTTTCTACAGGCACTTATAGAATATAGACAACTTGTAGATGAAGCCGCAGCTAGAGGCGAGGAAGCCCCGGTAGTTTCTAGATATATCGGTGAATGTTTTATTAAGATTGCTACGCACTTATCATATAAATCTAATTTTATTAATTACACATTTAAAGATGATATGATTTCAGACGGCATTGAAAACTGTCTAACAGCTGTTGTAAAATTTGATCCTTCAAAATCTTCAAACCCATTTGCATACTACACACAAATTATTTACTTTGCTTTTATTCGTCGTATCCAAAAAGAGAAAAAGCAACAGGCTACTAAATATAAATTGATTGAGAATATGGATATTGATTCATTAATCTTACAAGAACATGACAATGGTGAATTTGGCACACAATTCCTAGATTACCTAAAACGACAAATGGACACAGTCGATATTGAGAAACGGGTAATGAACATTCCGAAAAAGGCTAAAAAAGTTCAAGATGATATCGAAAATCCGCTTGACCTTGATGACTAAACACTATATAATATGTAGTATAAATTCTCGGAGATGTTATGGAAGTACAACCTAAAGATACGAGCAAGGGACATTTTTATGTTAGCCTTGCAAAAAGTTTTATTCGCATAGGAGCAGGCATTGCTCTTATTTGGCCAGAAAGTATTTTACTTGCTGGTTTTTTGTTAATTGTTGCAGAGATGCTCGGCATTCTTGAGGAGCTAGTATAATGGCAAAATTGAAAGTATCAGAATTATTTTATAGTATTCAGGGTGAAGGTAGGTACATGGGAGTACCTTCCGTGTTCTTGAGAACGTTCGGTTGCAACTTTACTTGCGACGGTTTTGGAATGCCGAAAGGTGAAAAAAGCGATGAAAGAAATGTTATTGCGATTAAGGCTGATAGCTTTAAAAATTATAATGACTTGCCTCTTGTACATACTGGTTGTGATTCCTATGCTAGTTGGGATCCTCGTTTTAAGCATCTTAGCCCTGTACTCGACATTGAAGCTGTTGTGGAAGCAATCGTCGATTCCCTCCCAGGAAAAGAATGGCAAGACGAACACCTAGTAATTACAGGTGGTGAACCTTTATTGGGTTGGCAAAAACAATATCCCGAATTATTGAATCACTCTAAAATGTTAGCATTGAAAGAACTAACATTTGAGACAAATGGCACTCAGCCACTGACATCTGATTTTAAACAATATCTTTTAAATTGGACTTTGAATAATAAAGGGCGTACTAGTAGAAGAGGAGCAGATGCTTTAACATTCTCAGTATCTCCTAAGTTATCAGTATCAGGTGAAAAATGGGAAGATGCTATTTGCCCTGAAATTGTAGCAGGTTATGAGTGGTGTGGATACACATATCTTAAATTTGTAATCGCATCACCTCAAGATGCAGAAGAAGCAGAAGAAGCAGTAAATGCATATCGTAAAGCTGGTTTTTCGGGTCCTGTGTATCTTATGCCTCTCGGCGGTACTGAGCAGTTGTACTCTATTAATAATCGCAATGTTGCAGAACTCGCAATGCGAAAAGGTTGGAGATATTCAGATAGACTCCAAATTCCATTGTTTAAAAATGCCTGGGGCACTTGATGATCAATATAAACACCGATAAAGATCTTTATAGGTGTGACCCTGAAGATTATATTTTTAAGTCTTTAGACTTTGCGAAGTCTTTGCCTATAGTAGAAGCAAACGATGTAAATATTCATTTCTTCTGGAAAGTGCCAGGGGTGTTCGGCCGTAAACAATTATTGCCTATTAAATCTGCAATAGCAACTCAAAATTTAAATACTACAAAAATTATACTATGGTCTAATGTAGATTTAAGTGACAATGAATATTTAAAACCATATCTTAAATATATTGATTTGAAAATATGGGATTTGCAAGCTGAGGCAAAAAATACTATTTTAGAAGATTGTCAATTTTTAAATAATGCGGAAGATGGACTTAGATATTTAGATAGCGATATTTTTAGACTTTTATGTCTGCACAAGTATGGCGGTTTCTATTGCGATATGGACATGGTATTGTTGAGAGATTTTAATCCGTTGACACCATATCAATTTGCTTATCAGTGGTCTGCGTCAGGTGTTGAATCTAAAATTAAATGGGCAGAATGGGATACAACTGTTTTAAATGTGAACAATGCAATTGTTAATATTCACAGAGGCAGCAAGTTGTCGTTGGACTTATTGAATACGTTGAAACATACCAGACCGCAATCTCAATCAAATTGTTGGGGAAGAGATTTGCTTAACAGAGTAATCATTGGAAGAGATGATTGTGTTGTTTTCCCGTGTGCTTGGTTTAACACCGAATGGTTATATGTGGACAAACCAATATTGTCATTTAGTGCATCATATGAGGCTAAGGATAAAGAATTTGATGGGGCGTTTACATGGCATTGGCATAATCAATGGGGCGCTGAAATTGAAGAGCACAGTAAGTTTTATAATTTAGAACAAAAAATTGAAAGACTTTTTATTGAAAAGGGGTTATAATATGAATAGAATGAAATGGGATGTTGAAGAAATGGGACGCGAAATGCGTTCACCATATAACGATGGATTTTATACATTTGAAATTAAAAAGAAATTGTATGAAATTAAATGGGCAGTAGATAAACAACTAGAAAATTCGCCAACATATGTAGGTGAACCAGAATGGTTAGAAGAAAACAATATAAATAATAAAGTTACACAACGGTAACGAATTTCAATTATCATATCCGAGTTAGGAAGGATTCTAAAATGTCATATAACAAAACAAAATGCGACCCCGAGTTAGGTCTTAAAGTTCACGAACATCTAGTTAAAATGGGAGTCGAAACTCCTATTAAAGAAACAGGTCAATTAATTGATCGTAAGGGTAAGATCGATGTTATCGAATCTTTATTTACAGATATTATGAAAACACTTGGACTAGATCTTACAGATGATAGTCTAATTGAAACACCTAAGCGTGTTGCTAAAATGTATGTGAATGAAATTTTTTGGGGACTCGATTATGAGGCATTCCCAAAATGTACTACTGTAGATAACAAAATGCAGTATAACGAAATGGTATGTGAACGAAATGTTAATGTTCAAAGTAATTGTGAGCATCACTTTGTTGTAATTGATGGATTAGCTACTGTTGCTTATGTTCCAAAGACTAGAGTACTTGGTTTGTCTAAGATCAATCGCATTGTAGAATATTTTAGTAAACGTCCTCAGATTCAAGAACGTCTAACAGAACAAGTATTCCACACACTACAATATATTCTTGAGACTGAAGATGTTGCTGTATTAATCGATGCGCAGCATTACTGTGTTAAATCTCGAGGTGTTGAAGATACAGGTAGTTCAACAGTAACAGTTCGTCTAGGCGGCGGTTTTAAAAATGATCCAGCAGTAAGAAATGAATTTTATCAGATTGCTAGACAAGGTTGCAAATGATGGATTATATTAATTTCAATTATTTGGCAATTGGTATTATAATTGGATATATTGCTAATCCACTAATGGCTGCGTTTTCAGCAATTATAATGAAGATATTATTCGAAACTAATTCTAATTGTACGCATAATTGCAATCAAGGGCGTAACTGCACTTGTAAGGAAAATAAATGACAGTGAATGTAATGGTTGACTTGGAAACAATGTCAACAAGATCTAATGCAGCAATTTGTTCTATTGGTGCAGTAAAATTTGAAGGTGGAAAAATCATTGATAAGTTCTACTGCACAATAGATCTTGCTAGCTGCAAAGAAGCTGGTATGCATATCTCTAAAGATACTGTCGAATGGTGGTCTAAACAAAATAAAGAAGCATTGCGCGAATTAACTAAAAACAATATCTCATTACAAGAAGCTCTTGATAAATTTGAATTGTGGTTTGGCCCTAAGAGTTTGCCTATTTGGGGCAATGGTGCAGTATTTGATAATACTATCTTAGGGAATGCTTATTTTATTACAGGTAGAGAACCACCGTGGAAGTGCTGGGATGATCGTTGCTATAGAACAGCCAAAGCAATGTTTAATTGGATTCCTGCAGATGCGCGCGAAGGCACATACCATAACGCATTAGATGATGCGATTTATCAGACAAAACACTTAATTAAAATTCTTGGTGAGTAATATGCGACTTTATAAAAAGAGAGTTGCGTTTTGTATTAGCGATCAACACCTTGTTCCTCACGGTGGCATCGGACAATTCGCAAAAGGTTTTGTTGAAATGGCAAATATTATTAACTGGAAAGTTGATA